TCCATGGCGCTTCCAGCTGCTGTTTTCAGGCTGTCGATGGTGCCTTGATGCTCTGCGATCTTGGAGGCAACATTGCTGATCAGCCTGCCGACCGTGTCCACCGCGAAGCTGAACACCTCGCTGGCCTTGTCGCCGATGCTCTGCAGCGTTGGTTGTATCTCCTGGAATAGCTGCATGGCACCGGAGGCAAACGCCTGGACCTTTGGCAGCGCGAAGTCGATAAAACTCTGCGCCATGGGGATGAGCTTGTCTGTGATTTTGGGGATGTACTCCGCTACGGTGTTGAGTGCGTCCTTTGCGTAGGGAGCGAAGCCGCTGACCAGGTTGATCTTCAGGTCATCGATGGCGGAGGAAACTCTCGCTTTCGCGCCCTCGAAGGTGTCCGTGACCGAGGAGGCCATGGCATCCAGGGCGCCCTCCGAATTCTCCAGGGAGTCCGCCAGGGTGTCCCAGGCGGTTGCGGTCCCGTCTGCGCTGCCTGCCACCGAATCCAAGAGGTAGGACATCTCCGTGAAGTAGTTGGTGCCTGCGATCTGCTTGAGGTAGTACGCCTGCTGCTCCGTGGAGAGGTTGGCCAGCGCTCCCTGGGTATCCTCCAGGAACTGCTGCAGGCCCACGAATTCCCCGCTTGCGTCGAAGGCCGAAACACCCAGGGCATCCAGGGCCTTGATGGCGCTGTCGTTACTGGAGATTCGGGCCAGGATGCTGTTCAGGGCGGTGCCTGCCTCCGAGCCTTTTGTACCGTTGTTGGCCAGAATGCCCAGGGCCGTGGATGTATCCAGCAGCGAAACACCGACTGTTTTGGCTGCACCACCGCACCCGATCAGGGCTTCCATGAGGGCCTCCGAGGTAGTGTTGGCGTTGTTGTTGGCTGCTGTAACGATGTCCAGATAGGAAGAAAGGTCACTTGTCTGCAGGCCCAGGGCCGACATGGAATCCGTCACCAGGTCGGAGCAGGTCGCCAGGTCCATCTGGGTGGCCTCCGAAAGTCGAAGCACCGGCTCCAGGCTGTCGATGGATTCCTGTACTGACCATCCGGCGAGGCTCATGTATCCGAGGGCTTCGGCGCACTCCGAGGCCGACTTGGTCGTGGCCTTGCCCATGGCCAGTGCAGCTGCTTCCAGCTGGTCGTACTCATCTGCCGTCGCGCCTGCGATAGCCGATGTGTTGGCCATGGCCTGTTCAAACTCCGAGTAGGTGTCCACCGCGTCTGAGATGAACTGCCCGATTTTCAATGCGCCCCAGGCGGCAGCGGCGACCGCTGCTGCCTTTTTGGCGATGGTGCCGAGGTTGCTCATCTGACTGCCAGCGTCGCTCATGGCGCTGGTATAGGAAGAGGAGACGGAACCGGCAATCTTGACGGCCAGCTTGTACTCCTTACTTGCGCTTGCGCTTGCCAATTACCTTTTCCGCCTCCTTTACCGTCTCCACCAGATCAGTGATGGGCATCTGCATGAAATAGTCGAAGCCTGTGTTGAGCGCCATGGATACGCGGACGCATACCCGTCGCAGCTCCTTTCCGTCCTCTGGCCTTAGTCCTCTCCGTAGAAAAAACTGGTCACCCGGTTTTTCACCCGGACCGCGTCCTTGGGAGGCAGTCCCTTGAAGAACTCGATGGGCTGCTTGGACGCCTTTGCGGCGATGAAGCTGACATACTCGGTGGTCATCTCCGGGATGGGGGAGAAAACGCCGCTGCGGTTGAGGAACTTCTCAGCCGCGATCATGTCCTCCGCTGTCAGGGTTTCCAGGCCAGCCAGGTCGATCTCGGTGTAGGTCTGGTCCTCAAAGCGATAGGGCTTTGCGAACGCGACCAGGGTGCTGGACGCTTCGTCCTGCTGGACAGTTGTGTTCTTTTCCTCACTCATGGCTCATTCCTCCTATCAGCACTGCTGCCGGACCTTCGCCAAGAGGTCCGTCCCGTTGACCTTGTAAACGCCGTTGAGTTTGTCCAGCTCCACCTTCTTGGAACCGTCCATCTCCACCAGGATGTAAGTCAGCTCCAGGGTGACGGAGCTGTCCATGCCCTCCCGCTGCTTCACGGTACCGATGGCCAGCTTTTTGCACCGGCCACGCATGACCACCCGCATCCCGACATAGTCGATGTTCTGGGTGGCCTTGACTGTGGTCTGAATGGAACCGCGCAGGGTCAGGTCCAGGGTGGTGCTGGGGTCTACCAGCTTGAAATAATCGTTGTTGATGCAGCGGAACGGGATCTCCTGCTCCATGCTGCCGAAGTGGCCCACCACCGGGGTTTCGTACTCACCAAGGATGCCGCCTCCGGAGATGGTGGCGGTGATGGCCTCGAAGTCCGGCAGGGCGACCTCCCCGGTGTGGCCGCTCAGAACATTGCCGCTGGTGTAAAGGTTGAAGTCGTTAATGACTTCTGGAATTCCTGCAATCGCCATTTAGATCAACCTCCATTCAGAGCGCTGGTCAGCGCATCGGGATCAAATTCCAGGATGTTCAGAATGTCCTCCGCCGGGGGATAGGGGGACAGGTGCTGGTGGAAGGTCAGCTTGCCGTTCAGCAGATCGGTGACCGGGTTCTCGTCCTCGGAGAACTCGATGTAGGCAGCAGCGCACTTGCCGCTGGAAACATAGGCCGCTCCACGGATGTTCTCGGAATCCACGATGGACTCGATCAGGCGGCGGTTGGCCGGGTCGTCCACCTTCTGGGCGTAGGTCAGAATGAAGCTGTTGCCCCACCAGGAGAAGAACCGGCGGCAGTTGAAGAACCGGTCCTTGATGTCGGTAGTGGAAGGGTAGGCCGATGTGTTGTTGCCCCAGTTCCGGTAGCCGTTGTTGTTGAAGGCGGTGGTGATGCCTACGCCGTTGAGGGAGTTGGCCTGCAGCTGATCCAGCAGCACTTCCTTGTCCCAGACTCCGGTATTCTCATCGTAGGTGGCATCGGCCAGGATGGTGGCGGTGATGCCCAGCAGCTTGTTCGACGGAGAGAGGTTCGGCACATCGTCGTTGCTTGCGTCCAGGTAGGCGGTGTTCGCTGCCTGGACGGCGGAATACCACAGCGAGATGCTGCCAGCGGCCACTGCAGGCCACAGAGTCTGGGTGTGGATCGAGGTGCTGCCTGCCTTTTCCTTTGCTGCCTTACAGCCGGTGTAGGCGGTGCAGCCGCTCTCGGTGCTGTCGATGTCGATGAAGCCCTCACAGGTGAAGTAACCGTTGATCTCTTCACACTTTGCCGCCAGAACCAGGCCCACGTCCGGGATCTGGCTCCAGCCGGGGGCCAGCAGCAGGCCGGGGGTCATGCCGAACTTGGGGTAGATCTGCCGCAGGACCTCCATGCCCTTTTCCCCGCCGGAGGCGCTGGCACCGATGATGTCGTCGGCCTTGACGGCGGTGGGGTCGATGGAGGTGGACTCCACGGTCAGGGTTTCGGCGGTGGCACCGGCTCCGCTGGAAGTCAGGGTGATCACGGTCTGACCGTCATCGTCGAAGCTGAGAACATAGTCGGTGTCGATCTCCAGTTCCACCTCTCCGTTCTTCACGGTCAGGGTGTCCTGCAGAATGCCGGTGATGGGGACAGTGGCCTCCAGGTCCTCCACCTCCACGGTCTGGGTGTCGTTCTTCTTTTTGTGCTTTTTGGGGTCCAGCACATTCACGAAGATCACCGGGGCCACGCCGGTCAGCTTGAAGCTGGCGTACATGGACTCGCACAGGGTGTAGAGGTAGTGGCCGTTGCTGCCTTTTTCGGAGGTAAATCCGAGCTGCTGGACGGCCTCAGTCCAGCTGTAGGCGATCACCGGCGTGTTGGTCACGCCATAGGGGTCGGTCGCCAGGTTCACGGGTGCGGTGCCAAAGACGACCTGCAGCCCTGCGGTCCCTTCAATGGGGGCCACGACGCTGGTCGCTTGTTCCTGCACTCGGACGCCATGCTGATATGCCATGGTCAGTTCGCTCCTTTCTGGATGTCGGCGCTCTCACTGAGCGCCTTGTTATACAGGGTGTAAACGCCACCCTGGCCCCGGCTGATCTGAGAGAGGGCGTTGCCCAGACCAGATACCGGGATGCAGAGTCCGGCCATGTAGGGGCGGTCCTGAATCGCTTTGTTCAGCGTTTCGGGCATCCCCTCATAGACCGTGTTCCGCGTGGCCACACCGGTGATGGTGGGGCCGACATAGACAAATTTTTTCATACTAAATCGCTCCATTCGACCCTGGGTGCCGGTGCGTTGAAGGTCAGGTTGCAGGCTCCGAAGAAATAGGGCCAGCTTTCCTCATCCTGCAGGACCCATGTGGACGGGTCCGTGAAGGTGAACTGC